CATTTCTTGGATCTCCAAAGTTAACGTTACGTTATCTTTAGAGGGAAGTACTGTCCATTATTTTGGCTAGGATCAATTATATATTTTTTAGATATTAAAAAGCCACTCGATTGAGTGGCTTCACTACATTAAGCATGTAATAGCTTTTCAGCACCAGCGGCCAAAAATGCTGATCGAGTTTTAAATCTTTTATCTTTACCTACGTTATCATCAATCTTCCGAATTAAACGGCTAGGTAAAGTTACATTGATTTTTTCCGGCTTACCTAAATAACGGCTGACATCAACTTCAGTAACTGCCCAGATCATACCTCTATAATCTTCTTGGTCAATAAACTTACTGACATCCGATGCTAATGGAATTTCTTCTCCATCTTCAGCAAGAATTTCTAAGTGGCCAGAAATTGCCTCTTTAACGTTCTCGATAGCTTCGCCTAATGTATCGCCTGCGCTAAAACATCCTGGAATATCTGGAACGGTGACACCAAAGGCTTCAGTGTCGATACCTCTCTCAATAGCAATTGGATACAACATTGCACTCACCTCATGTACAAAATCGTACTGCGAAATAGGACTGTATGAGTCTGATTGAAGCGGGTCAATTTAGACCCGCTTGCTTCAAAATGCTTTTAACAGTTCCGCTTGGTAAATCCTTTTTAGGATGTGGGATGGTAACTAATCCCCTTTTGTTTGGGTGCTTGAAGTGATGATGACTTCCTGAAACCCTAACCTCATACCAACCGTCTGCTTCAATCATTTTGATTAAATCCAGACTTTTCACACCGTCCCCTTATTAACTTGATGGTGCAATTATAACCCTAGAGTTATTTTTAGTAAATACCTCTAGGGTTATTTTTTAGAATTGTTCGTTTTTTTATGTGACTCATCTAGAAAGAGATTATCAATTGCAAAAATACAATCATTAAAGATGTCTCTATCTACTGGCAATTCATAGTGCTCACAGTATGCAGAAATGGCCGAAATATCCAAAGATAGCGGAATACCCTGCTCATATCGTCTAGATCGCGAAATAACGTTATATGCTGAGAGAATAGCATTTGAGGTATATGAATACTCGGGTTTCTTTATGACATTAGCATTTTGAAGATTTAAGGCTTTTGCGATCACTGTCTGCTTCGCGTTGTAGTCGCTCGCTTCTTCTTCTGAGTTGAACTTGCACCAGTTGTAGAGTTGGAGGACTTTCCCACGACTTCATCCTTATATGAATCAGCTTCTTTTTGAATGTCTTCAGCTTCTTGCTTTACGTATAGCTAAATTGAAATGCCGATATCACCCATATTTAAAAGCTTTACTGCATTTTCAGGTGAATACTCGGGTTCAGTTTCAACCACTTCACCGCCGTCTATCTTTTCTTCAAAAACTACGCCTTTCCAGTCCTCAATTAAATGGCAGGCTGCAGCTTCAAGAAGCAATTCATGATAGAGCTTGTCATCTTTACTAGCTTTACTTACGTCATAACCTTTAGATGTGATTTGGTTATTTGCTCGTTCAAGAGCTACTTGATATGGTTTATATGCGATACCTCGTATCTTAAATTCAGCTAAAACATTGCCATCGCCATCAACATACTCCCGCCATTTGCTAACTGTTTTACTGGTCTGAATGCTTACTTTTAAAGCCATTTTAAACTCCAAAAAAAGCAGCCCTAAGGCTGCTATCAGATTAATATTTAAGGCGCAGGAACTGCTGCTGGTGTACGAGTAATTGTTGGTGCTACTTCTACGACTTTATATTCGAATGAAGCATTTAAAAGATCTGAATTACCACCACTAGGTAATGGAGCTGTAATTTCAGCTTTAGGAATAAAAATTTCATATTTATTCCCATCTGTATCAGTGATTGGAACTTTTAATGAAATCGTTTTGTTAGTGAATTGCTTTTCATACATATCGGATGTATTGCGTGACCAAGCTGCGGTAAATGAGCCAGTACCTGCAGCAAGCATTTCAAGGATTGCACGTGCATCAATCCCTCCACCTAAACAACGTTGTAGCTGCATGGTGTTATCCCAATTAAATGTAAAAGCGGTCAAGCATGAAATCCCTGCTTGAGAAACTCCATCAATCAAAATGTCACCTACAGAGACATTCGACATTTTGGGATTGTTATCTGCAGCTGTAATTGTTCCAGCTGGTGCTGAAGAAAAGTTTGTTCGACCGAGAGCCATTAGGCCAAAAGTCATTGTAATTAAGCCAGCTTCAGGAATATCAATTCCAAAAGTGTTTACATGACATCCACGGAAAACATGGTAGTCATTAACATCTTCAAAGCCACGTAAAACAGAAAAAGTTTGACGAAGTGTGCCGCCAAAAGTTAAGACATTTGAGGACCAACTATTAAAAGCTGCAGCAGCCATTAAGTCTTGTACAAGTTGGCTATATTTTGCCTCACACTTTAATTCACCAGCATATTCTGCGCCTGTAATCATTGAAGAGCGAGCAATGCGCCCGCTAGTGATAGACTTTGACTCTTCTTTAGAAACTGTGGCATCTAAACCATTATCTGTAAATTCAAAAGTTGTTCGAGCAAACGGTGTCGGTGTTACACCTACCGTTGTTTCTCTTGCGATTTGTGTTAGCTGACGTGCACCACTCGACATGGCTTTTACTCCTTATAAGCATAAAAAAACCACCTCGAAAGGTGGTTACTAAATTTGAAAAATAAAAAAACCGCTCTTAAGCGGTAATCTCTTTAAAAATTGAGATCAATCATCTAGATCGACACTTACTCCAGTTACTACATTATGCTTTGCGCTGCCAAGGCAACTAACATCGGCCAAACGTATATTCACATCAGAAACACATAGTTTATTGGCCAATTGCCATTTATTAAGCTCTTCAGCCATTACAGCTTCCAAATGTCGTTCTAGTTCTAGCCGTTTAATTTCAATTTCTTCTTGCGTAAGCATGCAGGACATATCAATTCACCCTAAATCCAATCGTCACATTATACTGAATGAAGTCAGCATCTTTTCCTGTATAAACGGATTGCCCCTGTATACATTCTAAATGTTCGATTCCGAAATATTCAAAATGATCAAGTAATGCATCACTTAGATCTGTGATTTCTTTATCACCTGTATCTGGCCGAGCAAAGCATTGGATTAAAATATTACCTGTGCGACGTGTAGTTGGCTTATCAGAAAGTCCAGCAATAAAGCTTGGTCCTCCTGAGATAGCTAAACGGCACCATAAGCCTTTTGTAGGCACTATGAAGCCTGGAGCATTTGGATATTGGATTCTATCTTGAGAAATACCTGTGAAGCTCATCATACGGTCGACTATTGCTTGCCGCGCCTGCTCTAAAGTCATTGCCATTTAGCCACCATACTTTTGAGTAATGTAAGTAAACGTTGTGCTGTAGATACCCAACGGCGCTTGATCGGACCAACCATCCTCTAAGCGCTCTGCATAAGGCTTATTGTTTTGAATATAGATCAAACTACCAAGTTTAAATTTCACAGCTTGAATCGCAGCATCTTGCACAGCGTTTGTAGTGGGCTCTCGCACACCGTAATCACCAGATCCAACAGAAATAATATGCGATGCTCGATAAGCTCCAGTATCAACTGGACTTGAAACAACAAGTGATTGAACTGTATCCATTGTGATTTTCTTTACAAGCTCATCTGCCTGTTTCTCAACTTCAAAACTAAAGCTAGTCGGCTTTACTCCCGTCCACCCCATAGATCATCTCCACTTTAACTTTGCCACGCAATATTCTTGTGCAAAGCCCATCTTTGCGCTTATTAATCTTGTATGGATACTTGAAACAACAAACCAAACCCTGTTCCTCATTCGCCCAAAGAACATGTTTAATTTCATTGTTATTCACATATATTCTGCGATTACCTTTACCATCATTCACGCTATGAAACATTTCACTTCTCGCTTTCTTCATACATTTCAAAAAGGTCTTGAGCGATCGATTGAATTGAATATGCCTCAAATTCTGGACTAGGCTCTTTTTCTCCCATCAACTTCTTAACCTTCTGCCAAACATGAACTGCTTCATGTAAAAGCAGTCCATAAACTTGTATTTGGTCCTTATCCGCTGCTTCACCAATTTGGACAATTACATAAGCACCATCCGAATAGAAATCAACTTGTGCCGCTGCGCCTTCAACAGACAAGAACTTATCAACGTTATTCATGTCCTCGAATAGCAAATCCATATGCAATTGATTTCGAGCTAATGTGTAATGCACATGTTGAAATGGTGAGATGTGCCATAAAGGGACATAATCTGTGCTTATCATAAAGATTCCTATAATTAGGCATAAAAAAACCACCTCGAAAGGTGGTTTGTTAAATTAAATAATATGTTTAAATACCAATTTTAAATTTTGTAGAAATTAAAGAGTAATCATCAATTGGCCCATTTTTTTCTATCCGTTTAAGCAAACTAGTACTAAAGGCTGTTGGATTATTCATCGTATTCAAGGAAAATTTTGGTCTTTTTTCCCAAAATTCATAAGCTCCATCAGACATAATATTTATAACTAAATTTCCTTGCTCATCAATAATATCTTTCATCATATGAAATGAATATTGATATTCTAAATTAATACTCTTTGATAAGGCCGTTACCAGTATATTTTTACCTGGCATTTTTTTTAGCTGACGCTCAGTGTATAGCCCAGCCTCTAATAGCTTCTGATGTTGAGTATGGTCTTTCGTATGACAAGTTAATTTCTGTTCAGATTTTATATAGAGCCGACTATCACCAACATGAATAATATGTACACCGCTTTCTTCAACCACTCCAACTGTTAAAGTTGTCGCTGCCTGAAAATACTCTGGATTAATTAATTCAAGCCCACTTAATTTATTTTTAATTTTTAATAATAAATGTTCTATTTCACTCTCTGTAGGTATTTTTTCTATTTTAGAAATATATTCAATAGCTAACTCTGAAGCCAATTTTGCACCAGGATATGAACCAACACCATCAGCAATAGCAAAAATATATCCGCCATTTAGCTTCAATGGGAGAAGAATAGAGTCTTCATTTGTTTTATTTGAAGATTTAGAGTGCGTGAAAGCAGCTACATTAGTTAGTTCAAGCATTCATCCCCTCCTCATAAATTGGTAAAAATATTTTCAATATTTGATTAACTGACTGGTATCTGTCAGAAGGTACATGTGCTCTACACTTGTTAATAATTGGAGCTAACTTTCGAGCTAACTCATCATCTAAGTAGCACATGTACTCTAAGAATGTACCAATAGCATAGATATCTGATTGATCACTAAAATGCCCAAAAACTGCTTCAGGCGCAAGGAAACCTGGAGTACCCATTCCTTGACCAATAGCAGTCAATGGTGTTGTCTCTGGGCTAGAAACAGTATCTTTAACTAAACCAAAGTCAGCAATTTTATATTTATCACCAACTTTTACCATGTTTGAGGGCTTAATGTCTCTATGTAAAAGTTTTTGTTGATGAATATGAATCATTCCCAAAAGTAAATCTAAAATACATTTTAATCTTTCTTTATTTGGAAATTTACCATTTATTATTAATTTTTCTACATCAATTTCGCCCAGTTCCATTACAAACCAAGGCTCTACGCTCTCTAGATCACAAATATAAATTTGAACAATATTTGGATGACTACATTTAGCTTGTAGATGTCCTTCTCTAACAAACCTCTTTCTAAAAGATTCTATTTCTCTTGCGTTTGACTTCATTGTCTTCATTGCAAATAAGCCGCATAGATGGTCTTTCTGATTATAAAGTTCAACCTTTTGTACAAAACCGAAAGATCCGCCCCCCATATCTTCTATAGGAACAATTTTATAACTACCTCTTACTAACATTTATAATTTCCGCTCTTTACATAAATATAAAATAACGGTTATTGACTAAAACATTCAATAGAATGTGGTAAAAATATGATTAATTTATATATATACTTTTAGCTAATAAAACATTTAATCATTTTTTCTCTACTAAATATTCTGTCCTAATTACTTTTGTTTTTAAGTAGATTTAAATTTATTAGACTTTAAACCTTCCTCAACTGGCATTTCCAAGTTGCGCAAATTGGGTCCTGCTTAATATGCATAATTCGAAAGGTACCCTGCACCGTTATCCATTCATCATCTATCTTTGGCTCTTTGGTAACTTCATTCTGTAGCACAATAGCCTTCTTATCAGTTGCAAGTACGCCCAGTGTCAGAATTTCATATTGGTTATATGAACCAAATAGGACACCACGACCTTCGTAATGTTCAATTACCTTGTCAGAAGTATTAGTTTTAGGGTTCCACTTTGTACTTATAACCCTGTCACAAGAAAATGGATAAATAGCGTCAGTCAAATCTTCATTAAATGCTTCAGTAATATCAGTCTGAATTTCTTCACGTAAGCCCATTATTTATGCCCTATATAGTGGAATGCCAAACCCATTAAAGCTTGCATTTGGATCTTTCAAATCCAGCGAATCAATATAATCAATTGCAATTTGTTCATAGCTAGAAATGGCAACGGAACCGTCCTGGTATTCCTTTTCAGACTCTACCGAATCAGCTTTAACTTTCTTTCGTTTTAGTTGCTGCTCCTTGCCGTTATAAACAACCTTAGCAACAATACCCTTAACAATTTCACAAGCAGCATCTTTAAGAAGTGAATCAATCGGATCTGGAACAAATCCTATTCTTTTTTTCATCCACACATTGGCTAGTTTGACCAGACGAGCTTTATCACTGTCTGGTGCAAAATCGCTGCCCAAAATTGAATTTGCATCATCTACAGTGATAAAGCTCATATCATTAATCCTTCGGCATTAATTTAAGAAGTTCTGCTTTAGTTGCGGATGGTTTATAGCCAATATTTTTACTAGCTAAATACTCTTTTAATTGATCATTAGACCAATTTTCATAATCATTGGTTGTTGTTTCATTTGCTTGAGCCATAACAGAATCACCCGCTTCAATTTCAGCGATTCGAGCTTGCATTGCTGGAACGTTATTTTTAAATGCATCAAATTCAGCTTGGATGCTTACCACTTGTCCTTCAGCTGCCTTGGTCGCATTGCCTGCCTGTACCACAGCAACTTTTAAACGTGAATTTTCAGAAATTAACTCCGAACTATCACCACTAGCTTGTTCTAAGATTTCGATTTTCTGTTTAAGTTGAGTGTTTTCTTCCGTCACTTTAATACACTCAGCTTTTGTTTCATCAATGACCTCTTGCAGCTCTAGGGTAATTCCCACAGCGACATTTACTGTGGCCAAAGTCGTTTTTGCAGGCTCTTCCAATTTGCGAACTTCAACTGGAATATCCAAAGCTTCGTAATCATTTTGGATTTTCGGATAATCACCGAAAATAATTACTTCTTCAGCACTTCGATTCGGATGTTCGTAATAATCAGGATTGGCAATAGTTCCAACCTCTAACGCAGCTGCAGCAGCAATACGTGTATAAATTAGCTTCATGATGCATTTCTCTTAAAAGTAAAAAGAGGGCTTAATAGCCCTCTAATGGTGAGATGTTTACGAGTTAACCAGTTGTTGCGCCAGACAAGTCAAGTAATGTGCCTGCTGTCATTTTGTTGCTAGTAGCATGTTTTTTCCAGTTGGCACTTGAACCAAGTAAAGTAAGGTCAGGGTTTTCGCCTTTTGATGTATCCCAGCTATAACCAAGAATATCTAAGTTGAACGCGCCTTCAGCACGCATACCAATACCTAAGTTTTCTTCATCATTGATGTCATACGCCCGGAAGCCTGGTACTTGTGATTCTGTAACAGTAACAGCTCCCATTTGTAAACCAAATGCATCATCATCACCTACGGCATCTGTAACCAAGACTGGCTTACCTAAGGTACCCGGTAAACCGCCATAGATAACAATTTCAGATTCGCCATAAATCTGCTTAGTGATTGCATCATCAACAATATCGAAGTAGGTATCTGAGTTCATTACCCATAAACTAATACGTCCAAACTTATCGCCAAACTTACGCATACCACGTGTTAATGCTTTACGCCCATCTACAGCAATACTGCCTTTAGCAACCATATCCGGGTTACTAGAAATAGCAGCTTTTAAAGAAGCTAAACTGTACTGTAAACGACCAGCAACCAATGCATCTGCTAAATCATAACCAAGAATCATGGCAAACTCTTCAGGTGTACGTGCACGGCGTTTGAATGCCTCTTCAGTAGAAGCATAAGGACCATATTTATACGGGACTTTTACACCTACAGATTCACCAGAACCAATTTTCTCAGGCACTACTTTGGCGGTTGAATTCACATCACGATGTTTAATGCTACCGCCCACTTTGTAGAATGCTTCTTTGTTGAAATCACCTTCAATGATCTCATTACGATAAACAATTGCACCATTAGAGGCTTGGTTAAATACATTCAAATTGTCTTGCAAACGCTCTAAATAAGCAGTTTGTGCCAATTGGTTGTAGATGATCATGTCGCTATTAACAGTTGTAGTCATAACTGCTTATCTCCAAAATATTTAATGATTAGTTCGGTAGTTTTAGGAATGACTCTTGGCCATGTTCTTTGATGTAATCGGCTCTTTGAGACACAGACATCTCGCTACGCTTCATACCTGTAGGAGCTCCACCATTGCCCCCACTTTGGAATCCACCGCCGTTTCCTTTACCACCTTTAAGAATTAAGTCTTTATGCTGATATCCACCAACCAAGGACTCTAAAGCTTCATCAACATTTGCAAGTTCACCAGGGCGAACACGTGAATAAATCTTTTCGCCGTTTGGATCGTACGCAACCACTTTTCCATCTTCGATTTTGAAGTGCTGACCAAATGTTGCTTGAACCATATCCACTGGTACCGCAATGTTGTCTTGAATGTACTTAGAACGAGCAAAACCACCGCCGATAAGCTCTTTATGTAAAGAAGCTTCTAGTGCATCACGTTGCTGAACGATTGGAGCGTATTTATCTTCAACAGCTTTAATAGCTTCAGCTTTGACTTTCTCAACTTCACCAGCATCCACCAGCTTTTTATCGTCAAGATTTTGCATTGTCTGAATTGCTTTCTTAGCTGCTACAGGATCATCGATCCCTTCAAAAGCCTTTAAGGCCTTTTCTGCTGCTTCTTTCGCCTCACGATGTGTTTTAGCTTCACCATTTAATCGAGCAATTGTTGCCACAGAATGTGCAGCATCGTGTGGCATTTCTTTGCCATCATCATGGACATAGATAGGTTTATCACCTTCTACTTCCGCATATACCTTACCGTCGATCGTTACTGTTTTAAGTTTCATGGGTCATCCAACCTATATCAGAAAGGGCATCCGCCCAGATTCGCCGTCTGCATCCGCTTTCGGCAGGCAATAAAAAAGCGCCCCCGAAGGACGCTTTAATTTAGAAAATGTTTATTGTTGAGAGGAGAATAAGCGGTAACCTTCTAGCTCCCATAGTTTGTTTTCAGCAAGCTTTTCAGCATTACTACGAGCCATGCGCTCCCCAATTTCAGCATCAAAGTTTTCTGCATTCACACATGCACTAAAACCCGTAGCTAGAAAAAATTTTCCATCTAGAAATGCATGAACAAACGTAGATGTCGTTCCACCTGGGCGCTGTTCGACCGTATATGTCACCCGCTCCATTAATGCATCAATTTGAGCTTTAGTTACTCGAGGTGCTACTGACTTTTCAACTAATTCTTGCTCTGTTACATCTTTGGTCATTTTTCATACTCACAAAAAAAAGCACCCGAAGGTGCTATGGTTAAAATTAAGTTTTACTTTGGCGATTTAACTTTTTGTAAAAGCTTTATGGCAGCGTACTGAAAACTCAGCCACAAGCTTATGTGCTGATCCTTCAACAATTACACCAGTTAAAAATTTAAGTTCTAATCCATCGCCAATATATTGTCTAAATTGACCAGTGGTTAAATTAAATTTATTTGCCACTTCTCTTGCAATTAAAGGAGCATGTTCTAGAAGTACATTCAACTCATCTTGTGTGAACTTACTGCCTCTTCCATGCATAAATAACTCAACAGACTGAGCAAGAATTTCATTATTTATATCGCTCATGCTTTATAAACCGCGCATTAAAAGTTAATGGTTTTATATTAGCCAGTCTCTTCTTAAAATTACAGTCCCAACATCTTAAATGTCTGCTCATCCAAACTGCGAAGTTGGTCCAATGTGTAAAGCCGCCCATCTGGATCAAAGAACTTATCAAAATCAAACTTACCTTCCTTATAGAGCTTGAAACGTTTAGGCCCCAACCACTCTTTCTGAAAGAAATCATCTGTCTTTTTGAAGAACTCTTTGAAAGTCGTATTCGCATCAAGTTGCCCTATTAACTGGCTGCGTTCATCTTTCGGGATGTCTTTGACTTTTCGCTCATCCATTACAAAAGGACGCTCTCCAACTAATTGACCATCTTTATCAACTGGTACCAAAATGCTTCGGCAATGTGGATGTAACGGCGGTACACGCTTTGCAGGATCATTAATCTCCCACACTGAACCATCTAATGAAGCGCAAAGCTTAGAAGTTCGTCCATCTAAAACGCTAACAAATCGGACATATTCAAAGCCAATTTGGTTGAAACTATTTAGGTAGGCTTGATTGGCTACATGGCTCCGTAAAGTTCTTACGGTACGTTCAATATCCGTCTTGGTGCCGTTTAAAATGCCGTCCTCATAATTAAGCCTTTTGGTACCACGAATGCGCTGAACAATTTCTTGGTTAGTTTTGCCTGAATTAATACCATCTCGAATTGCATACTCAACCTTTTGACGGGCACTTTCAGCAATTCTTGAAAGCAGATCATCGACAAGAGCGCCACCTGCCAACGGAACTTTTTTAGCGGATAAAAATAGTTTTCCCCCTTCAGGCTTATTAATCTTTGCTCCATAGAGCTTAGCTACGTAATTGGCCTCATAAACAGCCAGTGCCGTAGCTGAAACGGCAAAAGCTTCAGGTAATGCTAAATTAACACTAGCAAACCACTGGGCAATCAAATCTTTAATTTCCCTGAGATTTGGAGTTGTATATTTACCACCTGCTAAAGCAACTTTCTCCGACTCATTAAGCTCATCCAATAAATCCCGAAGCTTAGATAACATCTTGCTCGTATCATCATTGAATAAACCTAAAAGCTCATTTACCGTTTTTGACGAAGCACGATAAAGGTAGGCCTGGTGCTGAGTGAGTGCTTCAAATAGTTTTTTGATATCTGTTGCCATCTCACTCTACCTTTGATTTAAAGTTCCATCTTGCTCTGCTTCGACATTCTGTAGCTCGTCTTCATATTTTTGTTTAGGGAACATTCCTGTTTGGTTGTATTCCCACCATGATTTAAATGAAGATCGGCCGCTCAAGACGCTCAAATACATAACCTCGGTCTAGTGCTAGATCATACTTATTAAATGAATTTGCTATCTTTGTGCCACCTCGGCCAACTGCCCACGGACTGCCAGCAATTTCTATAAGAAGATTCAACTTCACAATATAAAAATCGAACCGCCAATTTTTTGTTGATTCAAATTGAAATTTTCTTCTATAACCAATTCGATGCTCTTCTAGTTCTTGAAATAAGGTTTCTTCGGCCTCGAGATATTTTTCTTTAGCTTTAGGCAGTGGTCTGGATTTGGGTTTCGTTTTGAGCTCTTTTTTTTGTGTAAGCCAAAAGTACTCTTTATCATCCATACCTCTAGCCTCTTATAAAAAGCCCTCTGGCTTACTGTTGAGACGAGCAATTAATTTATGTTGCTTTGCTATGGCCAAAAAAAATCGCTCATCTAGGTGAGCGATCTGTTCTGTATTTAAACCTTTTGTATTGCAACTTCCCAAATGGTTTAGCTCTATTTGAAGCTGTCTAATCTCATTCGTAATTTTTTGAAATTCAGTCATACATACTCCAAAAAGAAAAAGCCCCGCCAATAATCGATATTTAGCGAGGCCATTTGCGCCGTAATACGTCCGGCAAACGATAAAACTAGTTTTTAGGTGCTCTAAGGATATTTAGAACTTTCTCAGACATATCATGTAAGTCAGATCCAATTGGCAGCCAGAAATGGAACACCGTATTGTCGCGGTTAAAAACTTGCTTGTAGTACTCAGTTTTAAAAGATGGGTCGATATCTGAAGCTTTAAGCAATCTTCCTTCTTTTTCTATCTTTTGCCCATCCAATTCACCACCAACACAGATATTCATTTTAAGTACCAGATTTTAATTAGACTGGACTATAGCACAAAATAAAAAAGCTCACCGATTGGCGAGCTCTTAAATTCATTCTGGCGATTACTTTACATTTCGCCCATTTTAGAAATCTTTATACTCAAGTGTATACCCAACTGTCAAGCACAAGTTTCTTGAGTATCAGGAAGTTCAAAACGAAATGAACGAGAAATACGCGATCTAATTTCATTTTCCCATTCTGCAACAATAGATTCTCCAAATAACTCAAACTTTTGATAGCTTTTTATGTAAGCAGTCTTAGTGGCAACAATTCCTGCAATTTTCATTTTTTCATTTAATGTATATGGACGCTTGCCAGTTCCATTACATTTTTCGCAAAACTTTGCCCCTTCAGAAAAACCTTTTGAATTAAAAGTTTCGAGTTTTCCTATTCCTTGGCATCCTCCACACATAGCCTTAACAAAAACATGGCCACGTAAAACAACCTCAGCAATTCCTTTTGCAAGATTAGTAAGATCACCTTGGGCATTAGTAGGGGTAAATTTTTTCTTTACCATTTCTTCATGAATCTTTACCGCTAATTTATTTCGCGCACGGAAAAAATCACCGGATTTAATCTCACCACGAACAAACTCGACTTTACCCGGTATATCTTCAATACGGCGCTCGGTTTGAAAATTAAAATCATACTTACTGTAAAAAGTTTCAGTCTGTTTTTGTGCTGGGGTAATTATTGCGATTCGCTCAAAATCAACCTTTTCAATCAAGACAGTGGCCCAAAGCTTTGCAGCTGGTGATAAAAGTGCTAATTCACCTAAAACAACATCTTTAGAAATTTTCTTACCTTCAGCTTTGCCTTGAGCAATAGCAAGGCGAAGTAACTCAATAAAATCAAACTTTTCAACCAACATAATCGCCTTCCTATTTACCCTTAATTAATAATTCAATTTGCTTTAA